CGCCGATGGGATGAAAAAGAACGTCTCATCCTTGAAAAGATTCACGGCAGCGGGCCGATTGTAGGAGCGGATACAAGGACTTCATAATATGGAGAAAAAACGGTCTGAAAAATCCAGAATCGAAAGACAGGGTTATTATTCGTTTTTCGCGGGCGGGCCAAAAGTATCCAAAGAAGAATACGAGAAAGGGATAAATGCCTCTATTGATGCGTATGTAAAAAAACAAGAGGATAAAAAAAAGGAGAAAAAGCGAAACCGTAAAAAGAAACCTGTTAAGAAAAAGGCTAATGAAAAGGTTGATCGTATGCGCTTAAATGCGGCGTTTGCTACGTTTCAGCGGGGCGAACCTTTTGCTGTTACCAAACAAAGGGTGGATAAAGCAAAAGGCTTTGTGGATACTTCACCAGAAGGAACATCTATACAATATATACAACAATTCCATGATGCCGAAGATCCCAGAGATTTATTCCAACATTTTCCTGACGGGTTTCATACTCCGGCGCTTAAACAGCCTAAACACGAGACTTTCTTACTGAATGATCCCCGAAAACAAGCTGTGGCAAGTGCTATGTACCCTGACCAGAAACGAAACAGAGATTTAAGTGTAGAAACCGTGGAACAGTTTTTAGATAGGGTAGAAGGACGCAAGCACGGAATAAGAAAAAGAAAAAGATAAAGAATTGACAATATACACACTATGCGTGTATATTTTTCATAGGCGGCTTCCCTTATGGCCCCGCCGATAAATTTGAACACATTACCGATGCCCCGTTAGAAAGAAGACACGGCCTCCGTAAAGGACTTCCCGAATTCTGAATTCAACACGGCTTCCAGAGGAAATGTAATTGCAGTTAACATTTACTTTAAATTACTTGGAGGCTTTAAATGTCTACCACTATTAATAATGCGTTTATCACGCAATATGAGCGTGATGTCCACGACGTCTTCCAGAGGGATGGTTCCGTATTGAAACCAACCGTCCGGTTTAAATCAGACGTTGTCGGATCTGTGGCGACGTTTCAGAAAATCGGGACTGGCGTAGCTACAACTAAAGCGCGACACGGTACTATTACCCCGATGAATCAAACTCATACGGCTATCTCCACGACACTGGCTGACTTCTATGCTGGTGACTGGGTTGATAAACTGGATGAAGCAAAAATAAATATCGACGAACGTATGGCTATCGCCCGTGGCGGTGCTAAAGCGTTAGGTCGAAAAGTCGATTCTCAGATCTTTACGACTCTGGATTCTACATCTCAAACAACTGTTACAATTTCTGTAGGCACGGCTGCCGCAGTAAGAAACGGTTTACTGGGTATGATTAAATCATTAATCGCGAATGATGCATATGATCCCGGAAATATGTACGGTGTCATGTCACCCACTTTATGGGCGATGGCGTCAACGATTTCAGAATTCGCATCTTCTGATTATATTGGCTCGGACGGACTGCCTTACAAGGGCGGCGCTGCGGTTGGCAACTACAAACGATGGGCGCAAGTTCTTTGGACTGTTCATTCTGGAAACCCGGGTGTAGCAACTTCTACATCTAAAGTTTTTGTCTGGAATAAGACGGCTGTTGGTTATGCCGCAGGTAAAACTCCAGCGAATCTTGCGGGTACGATGTCTGGTGAGACTTCCATAGGCGCAGATATTACGTGGCATGGTGATCGTGCAGCACACTTTGTTAATCACGCTATGTCTGGGAATTCCGTTATGATTGATGATGGTGGAGTTATCGAAGGTAACGTCGATGACACTGCTGCTATCCCAACTTCATAAGGGGGATAATTTATGGCTTACTCAGCAAGCAACTTATATAATCACGGGACTGGTTACCCCGGAAATGCGTATTACACCTATAAGTCGGATACGGATACACGACAAACCGTTATGACTGCGGGATACTTCAACAACTCGGACGATGATCTGAATCTGACTGCCGATGACTCTATTTTTGTCGTCGGGGATCAGGGCGGGTACACACTCCGGGTAGACGTTGTTACTTCTGGTTCAGTTGCAACCGAGTTGGGAACGGGTTCCCCGATCATTCTCTCGACTCATATGTTGGCAATTTCTACAGCAACAAGCGCATGGGTAGTATCTCCATGCGACGGCATTATCAGCCGTATGTGGACTGTTATTCACGGTGTCGCACAAGCTGATACTGTTATGGGTATGGAAATCGCTGGAACTGATGTAACCGATGGCGGTTCTGCTAGCATTATCACAATCACTGCTTCAGGTTCTGCGGCAGGTACTGTGGATACAGGGACAGCCGACGCAGCTAACGCTATCACTGAAGGGGCTGCTATTGAAGTCACTTGTGATGGTGCTGGAAGTACGGCTTCTGAAGCAACGTGTTTAGTTGAAGTTTTACCGGCATAAATTAATCGGAGTGCTTCGGCACTCCGATTTTCTTTAATCAATAACGAGGATATCGATATGGCTTTTGACACATCGGAATTGGCGTTGATTTCTCACGTTAATGGTTACAATTATTACCGCTATGACACTACGGATGCTCATACTACTTTAGATGCGGCTGGATATTTTAACAACGATGACGATGACCAGAAAATGGTAGTCGGCGATATCATCTATGTTGTTGTCTGGTCTACAGCGGTGAGAACTGGTACTATCTCCACATACGGTACGCATATAGTTAATGCAGTATCGTCAGGAGCCGTAGATATCACTAATGTAACCACTGGCACTATGACCGACTCTGATTAAATACTAACGTGTAAAATACTGGTTTTTCTTTTTTATAAAGGAAAACCGGTATTTCCACTATTTTTAAAGGAGATTTTATGCTCAAGGCGCGAACTAATAAGCTGAATAAACCGGAAGACGGAAATTTTGGCAAAGTTTGGAACTATATCTGTGACCAGCATGAAATAAAAGAATGCTTTACTGAAGGGTTTTTCAACACCGTGGGGGGAAATCTCATGGCAGGTGATACAGTTCGTATGATGGAGATAAGACAGAACCGTATTATGGCTGTATGCGAAGGCATTATTCTGGAAGTGAAAAATGAAGATACTGGATATAACGTTGAATTTCATCCGTTAAGTACGAAAATATCTAATTTTCCAAGACCGAAAGCAGAAAAAGAAAAACCGAAAGAAGAAGCCCCTCCGGAGTTTATTTTAGGCACTGGATTAGTAGAATGGAACCTAGGAAAACGGGCATATACGATTTTTGCCAACGGGAAACCTGTGTGCGAAGTAGAGAATAAAGCGGAAGCTCATGCAATTGCAAGAGGGGATAAGCCAATACCCGCTACAGTTTAACAGGAGATTTGTATGCCAAGTGAAACCGACATAGCAAATGTAGCATTGAGACTTGTCGGAGGTACACGAATAACCTCCTTCACACAAGCCACTCCAAATGCCAACGCGGTAAACGATATTTACACGGAAATCCGTGATAATATGATGGAGTTCCCGTGGAATTTTGCGACCCACCGTGTCGAATTAGCACAGTCATCAACTACTCCTGCATTTGGATATGAGTACGCTTACGCACTGCCTTCCGGCTGGTTGTACACTATTTCGGTTCACGATAACGATGGCGGATATGGAACAATAGATTATCGCGAAGAACAGGTCGGTAATCAGAAAGTTATAGCAACCGATCATTCTAATGTCTTCTTGACATTTGTTAAACAGGAAACCGATCCCAATTTAATGCCCGCTTCGTTCCGAATTGCTTTGGCCTCTACCTTGGCTCAAAATCTGGCAATAACAATAGCTAATTCAAACGTTCTTGAAGATCAACTGAGACAAAGATCCGAGAAAGATCTGGCAAGAGCTAAATCTATCGACGCTATGGGTTCTTTTCCCGAACCTCGTCCTAGAGGCACATGGGCTGATTCTCGCAATGGATTCCGATAATGCCAAAAGTTCATCCGATAACCCCATCGATGAATACTGGGGAACTTACCCCAAGACTGGCTGCCCGTGTAGATTTCAATAAATACCCCAGTGGTCTGGCAACCATGGAGAATCTCATCCCTCTCCCGGAGGGTGGGGCCATGCGCCGTTCCGGTACACGTTATGTTGCGGCTACTAAAACCGGGGCTACCATAAAATCCCGTCTTAAGAAATTCGAATTTTCTACGACCCAGAATTACATCATTGAGATGGGTACTAACTATATGCGGTTTTTTCGGAACCAAGGACAGATCACGGTTCCCAATATCACCGCTTCGATTACCAACGGGACGTTTCCATCTGGTATCAGTAGTTGGACTGACAGATCGGGAAGTGGATCATCAATCGCCCACGATGCTACTAATGATAGATTAAGTCTGGTTTCCAATGGAACAACTACGGCTAGTGCGGAACAGGTTGTTACGAATTCTTCCGCGATAGAACACGTTATTCAATTTCAGGTGATTGGCGCACCGGGAGATTATGCTTTCTTTCGAGTTGGGACGGCTTCGACAGGAACTCAAATAGTCAACGATTTTATAGCGGAAGTCGGGTATCACTGTTATTCCTTTACAGCGACTGCGGCTAATTTTTATGTACAGTTTTTAAGCGAACAGGCAAAAACAGTCCAGATAGATAATGTGGCGTTACTGGATAATGCCCCTGTTGAATTGGTAACACCCTATGCGGAAGCTGATTTATATCAAATTGAAGGCCCGCAATCTGCGGATATCCTTTACATGTTTCACGCTTCTTACCCAACTTATCGACTGGAAAGACGAGGACATACAACATGGTCACTTATAGAAGTCCCGTGGCAGGACGGTCCTTGGTTACCAGCAAACGATACTACAACAACTTTTACCTGTAATGCAGCTACCGGACTTGGCAAGACTTTAACCGCTTCGTCAGTTACGGGAGTCAACGGTGGCGCAGGATTTACCTCCAGTGATATCGGACGATCTTTCCGCTTGACAGATAATACCACTACTAATTGGGGGTGGGGGGTTATAACAGCAATAACAAATACGACTGTATGTACGGTAGATATCGACAGAACCGTAACCGTTACGACCGCAGAAACAGACTGGCGGCTTGGTTCTTGGTCTGCAACGACTGGGTACCCTTCTACGGGAGCCTTTTTTGAGCAACGATTATACGCCGCCGGAAATACGGATCAACCTCAAACCTTCTGGGCTTCTCAAACAGGTGATTTCGAAAATCATGGTCCGGACAGTGATCCTACGGCGGGAACCTATGATGGCACGGTACAGGATGACGATGCCTTGGACTTTACAATCTCGGCTGATAATGTCAATGCTATTCGCTGGATGTCAGCGGGAGAAGATACGTTATCAATCGGAACTACCGGGGGTGAATGGATTCCATCGTCTACAGGTGCGGTTATAACACCTTCTGATGTTGCTGTTCGCAGACAAACCACCCATGGTTCTGCTCAAGTAATTCCTGTTCGAGTTGATAACATCGTCCTGTTTGCCCAAAGAGCAAAACGAAAAATAAGAGAATTCGGATTTACTTTTGAAACTGACGGATACCGGGCATTCGATATGACCCGATTGGCACAGCATATTACGGTAAGTGGGATCGTGGAAATGGATCATGCGGAAGAACCCGATTCACAAGTCTGGGTAGTTCGAGGAGATGGTCAATTACCCGCCATG